CGAGATCGGCCAAGCGCTCGCCCCGTTGTTCGACGTTTTGAACATTGTTCTCGGCATTGTGATGGATACGCTCGGGCCGATGATTGAGTTCCTCGCCCAACAGTTCAAACTAGCAGCAATTGGGATCTTGTTCTTTATTCGAGGCGTTCGTCGGGTTTATATTTCTTTGCTCAAGCTGATCGATTTTATCACGCCCGGCTTTTTAGATCTTAGCGATACCGTCGCCGAGCTCGAGCAGGCGCAGCAAGGGACGATAAAGAAACAACACGAGCTGCAAAATTCTATGGGCAAAACAGCCGACGCAGCGAAAGAAGCGGCGTCTTCGATGCTCAATATCCCGAGAGGCGTCAAAGTCGCAGCGGCTCGATTCGCAGCGACTACGGCTCAGGCTGGAACGCGTGAATTCCAAGACTTTATACAACGACCCGGACAAGCGGCGACGAACTTCAGCCCCGACGACACGGTGATCGGCGTCAAAGATCCTGCGGCGCTTGGCGGAGGCGGAACGATCGTCCTTCAGAACGTGCACATCAACGCAAACGACCCGACGGCGTTCTTTCAGAATCTTCTCGAGATGGTCAATCGGGACCATAAGCGAGGCGGCCAAGCGCTCGGCGGAATGTTTCAAGGTCGGCCCTAGGTGGCGAGCTTATCCCGTTGCATGATTTCCCGTCTCGTCATAATCTGCGCGCAGCTTCGGAGTTCTTGAAATGGCCTTTCTAACGATCAGCGGTTTCGAGATCCCGATCAGCGCCGGCGGCGTCTCTTTGAACCGTGAAGCCTACGGCCGACAAAGCGTCGCCTATGGCGGAGCTCAGCAGCCGCAGCGCTGGGGCACGACTCGAGCGTTCGACCTCTCGACGCCGGTCACGACGAGAGCCAAGGCTCGAGCGCTTTCGGGCCTGATCGCCGGAGACGGCCATTCGATGCTATTTGATTCGACGCTCTACAGCAGCACGGGCCTAGGTCCGAATCCGGGTTATGGAATCACGATGAGCGCGACAGGCGGAGCCGTCGGCGGTTATGTTCAGGTAACGAGCGGTCAGTCTTTGACCTATACGTTCAAGCATAACTTCGACCGAACGATGATGGTTTGCAAATACGACGGGGCGGCCTGGAATCATTACGCGTTGACCTACGATTACAGCACGGCGACCACGGTTCAGTATAAAAACGGAGCCGTTCATAGCCCGATCGCCGGCGACAATATTCTGAACTGGTTCAGCTATAATTCGACATATGGTTACTGGCAGCTCGAAGGCAAAGACATCGCCGGAGTCGCTGCGAATTCCCGTTACGATCAACTCGTGATCGCTCCTTATGTGATGAGCGCCGACATGATCGCCGCCTTCGACACGGAGATTTTGACGACCGGCCTCGCCTTCAGCCCGATTCCGCTTCTTCGTGTGAGCGGCGACATGATCCCGGACGGGCCGCAGCTTTACGTCGGCTCGACAAGCGAGAGCGAATACCAAGTCGCAGCGATAGCGAGCGGCGATCTCATCGCTCTCGATCTGAGCTTCACGCTGACCGAGTACCAGGCGCGCTTGACGTGAGAACAAACCCGACCGGACTCGGCCAGCACCCGAACGCAACGGCGAACACGAAAGCGCTATGGGTCTTCGATAAGGGCTCAGCGAATACGGTCTACGATATCGTCGGAGGTCGCAACGTTACGAGCGCAGCGGCGGCGCAATGGACGACCGGCCTCGTCGGTCAGTGCGTCAATATGCGAACGACGACGAACGGCATGATCGACGGCGTAACGGCGGCCGGTACCGATAGCGCCTTTTGTCTTTCGACGTGGACTTGCGAAGCATGGGTTCGCCTCGACAGCGAATCTGACACGACCGGAGCGATTCTCGAATACAGCAACCCGGCGAGCAACGAGTACGCCTTGACGATCTCCATCGTTGCCGGGAACGTAAATGCTTCATGGGTCTCGGGCGGCGTGATCGTCTCGGCGAACAGTACGTCGAAGATTCGCACCGGTACTTGGACGCATATCGCCGTCGCCAAGATCGCCGACGGTGCAAGCTTTGCGACCTTGTTCTATATCAACGGCGTTCTTGATAATACGCCGGGCGGCCTAGGCAATGCGAGCGCAGCTCCGGCCGGCGTTTGGCGAGTCGGTACGGGCTCGACCGGCGACTTTCCCGGCGAGATTTGCAGCCTTCACGCAACGGCCGACACGTTGACGCTTGAGCAGGTTCGCGAGAACTGGCGGCGCGGTATGCTTTGGCAGAACGAATCGCAAACCGGCCACGGGAACACCTACCTCGATGTTTATGTGACGCCCTTCGGCGCGGTCACGAGCGTTCTTCTGAATCAATACGGGATCGCCGGGATCAACGGCGCTTTCTGGAACTTCCTAGAAGGCGTGACGATCGTCGAGTCGGTCGATAATCAATGCGACACGGCGACGCTTGCGCTCAAGCGAGAGGTCTTCGATCTGAGCCTAGCGCCGACGATGGACGGAAGCGCCATCAATCAAACACCGGCGGTCGGGATCACGCATCCGGGACCGGACAGCCGAACGAGTCAAGACCTCCTCGCCGTCGGTGGCACGGTGACGATCTTTGCGAAGCGAGTTCCGGAACAGCTCAACGACCCGAACCAAACGGCGATCGCAACTGGAACGCAGATCTTCAGCGGCTCAATTGATTCGGTCAACTGGGCATCGTCGACGATCTCGGTCGAGTGCATCGACGACGGCTCGACCTTGGTCGACACTTATTTCGAGCTCGAGGCCGACTACAATTCGCCGAACGCTAGCAGTTCAGTCGAGGCCGGAATGCAGGCGCTAATCAACGCCGGAATATCGGTCGGGCCTCCGACGCTCTACACGCCGGTTTCGCCAGGCTGGACGATTGGAATGTGGACGCAGCGACGCGAGAGCGTGATGCAATCGATCCAAACGCTCGCCGATCAAATCGGCTGGCTCGTAAAGTATAAATACGACCCGATCTCGAGGCTCTACCGGCTGACGCTTCACGATCCTCAGCGAGCTCAGACCCGATTCGACGGCGTGATTACTCCGAAAGACTACACGCAAGTCTCGAGGATAGCTCAAGCGCTCACGAACGTTCGAAACGTGGTCCGGGTTTCATTCCTCGACACGAACGGCGGAGCGAACGGCGTCGATCGAGAGGGCAACGTTCGAGGCGCTCCAGCGAAGCAAGAGGCGAGCGACGCAGCGTCGATCGCTCTTTACGGCCGGCGCTTCATGGAGATCGCCGAGAGCGCAACGAGCAACATCGACACGAACGCCGAAGCGCTCGACATGGCCGAAGCTATCCTCGCCGATCTCAAAACGCCCGACGTGAATATTGATCTCGATCTTCCGTATTGGGAAATCGAAATCGGCGACCGGCTACTCTTCGAAGAGAACGGCCGGACATGGGACACGCCACAGACGATGTGCGTCGTTTCGAAGACGGTCTCGTTCCAAGGCGGTTCGGTTCGGACGAGCCTTCAGATGAAGGCAGCGCCGGCGAGCGGTGTTCAAAAGCACCTCGTGAAAGAAGCCGGGCCGGGCCGCTCGTTACCTCCGACGATCGACCCTGCGAGAGCCGGCGTCGACTTCGGAAGGCGTGGCTTTTATGCGCCGGTGCAAGGCATGATGGAGGCGGCCCAGGCTTTGCAGAATCCGCCTTCGCTCGCAGGCGTTCAGAACTCCGGGTTCCTAACGCATCCGGCCGGGAATTACGGAGCGCCGACGGCGTGGCAAGTCTCCGGAACATGGGGTTCGACAGGCGATGCCTTTTGGAGCTCGACCTCGGAGACCGGCGATCGAAGTCTAGCGATCCGAACTGTCGGGACCGAGGCGACCTCGTGGTGGATGCCTATCGCTTCGGGCAAGCATTATCGCACGTCTTGTCACTGGCAAGCCTCCGACCTCGCCGATACGCTCGATATGGTGGTCGACCTTTACGATGCGAGCCGAACGCTAACCGGGACCGTCGCCGTATTTAGTGCGACGCCTTCGGTCGTCAATACTTGGCAATGTGACGGAGCTGTCATTCCGACCGGCTCTTCGGATAAATGGGCTCGGGTTCGCCTGAACAAGAAAG